ATTACAAGCATCAAAAGAAAATGACAAAGATTTTTATAGTATTTTAGAAGATAGAGTAACTCAGGGAAGTTTAACAGAAAATGCTGCAGACTTAATCGAAAAAATTCATAGAATTGATTTAATTCAACAAGAAAAAGAATCTCAAAGACAAAGAAAAATGATGCCTTCTAAACCGGACAGAGATTTTATAAGGCCTGCTCCTCCACCTAAAAAAATGAAAGAAAGAGTTAAGAAAAAAGACGGTGGAAAGTTTCCAGACTTAACAGGCGATGGTAAAGTTACTAGAGCTGATGTACTAAAAGGTAGGGGTGTTTTCCAAGAAGGCGGTGACGTAGACACACAAATGGAAATGATGCTCGGAGGAGTTGAAGAGGTTGAAGACCCTATGGTTCCTGATGAACAAATGGAAGAAGATTATGTAGACTATGTTGTACAAGAAACATTGTCTAATCAAGATAGAAATTATTTAATAGATGCTCTCGAAAAAGATGATAAGTTAAGTGAAATATTTGACCAAGTAGTTGAGAGCGCAACAGAATTTACAGGTTCTGGAACCGTTGAAGGTCCCGGAACTGGTAGGTCCGATTCGATACCGGCAAGGTTATCGGATGGTGAGTTTGTCTTTACTGCTAAAGCAACTGAAGAACTTGGAGCTGACAATTTAATGTCAATGATGAAAGAAGCAGAACGTGAAGCAGATGAAAGACAACAAGCTCAAGATGGTGGGCTAATAGAAGAGGAAGAAACTGTTACAATGCCTGTTGAAAAACAGCCAGTGCAGCAGGATATTAGAGTTCAAAAAGAAACTGTTGGAGCTGCTGCAGGAATGCAGGAGCAATCAGAACTAGTTGATGATGAACTTAAAAAATCTATGCTTTCTACTAGGCCATACGTAAGGAGCTAACAACCGATAAAGCTACCCTAGGCATAGGCACTTTATCACAATAATAACCGAAAGGCTACCTTTACAAGACAAGCCCTGCAAGTGCACACGCAGCTACCTTGTTAAACGAAGCCCTGAGTAGGAGAAAAGAAAATGACTGAACAAGTCGTACAAGAGGAAGAAGTTCAAGCTAATCCTTATAATAAAAACAAAGCTTGGCACAAAGGAGACGATAAACCTTTTGTTTCATCAGAAAGTTTATTTTACGCTGAAACTCCAGAGAAATCTGAAGTAGAGGAAGTAGAAGAAGTAGAAGCGGTTTCAGAAGATAAACCTTATAAGAAGCCTGACTACAAAAAACGCTATGATGATTTAAAGAAACATTATGATAGTAAACTTAATGAGTTCAAAAGTCGAGAACAAGAGTTACTGGAAGAAGCTACTAAAAATAGAACTGAATACAGAGCTCCTAAAACTGAAGACGAGTTAGAACAATTTAAAAAAGAATATCCTGATGTGTATGAAGTCGTAGAAACTGTTGCTCACTTACAAAGTGAATCTAAAGCAAAAGTTCTAGAAGAACGCCTTAGTAAACTCCAAGAAAGAGAGCAAGATTTAATACGTCAAGATGCAGAAAAAAGGTTAGTTGAAAAGCATCCTGATTTTGAAGATATCAGAAACAGTGATGAATTTCATGGGTGGGCAACACAGCAACCACAGTCTATCCAAGATTGGGTATACAGTAATAGCGATGATGCAGACCTAGCTTCTAGGGCCCTTGATTTATTTAAAAGAGATTTAGGATTGGATGTTTCTCAAGTAAGAGAGTCATCTTCTAAACCAACGACTCAATCGGCTGCTGATATGGTTTCTACTAAAACAACAAGTGTAGAGCCTAAACAGGAAAAGATTTGGTCAGAAAAGGAGATTGCTGCACTCAGCATGGATGAATTTGATAGATACGAACAAGAAATCAGTTTAGCTATGCAAGAGGGTAGAATCGTAAAATAAACTATAACTTAAAGGAGAATGTATCATGGCTCAATTTTTTGAACCTTCAACGGATACCAACGCAAACTTTGCTAACTCCGTAAGTGGACAGACTAATAGTTTCTTTTTACCTTCGGTTTACTCTAAAAAGGTTTTAAACTTTTTTAGAAAAGCCTCGGTAGTTGAAGCTATTACGAACACCGACTATGCCGGTGAGATTTCTGCTTTCGGAGACTCAGTAAAGATTATTAAAGAGCCAGTAATTTCTGTATCAGCGTATACAAGAAATACTGACACAACTGAAACTAGACTGACTGACCAAGAACTTAACTTGGTAGTTGACCAAGCAAATGCTTTCAAATTCATCGTAGATGATATTGAAACTAACATGTCTCACGTCAACTTTAAAGAGGTCGCTACTTCATCAGCTGCTTACTCATTGAAAGATGCGTATGATGCTGCTGTAATAGCTGAGATGTTCTCAGGAGTTTCTTCATCATCTCCAGACCACGTAATAGGTTCTGACAGTGCTACTGCTGATGCTACTATGGCTCACGCAACTAACTCTGTTGACCTACTTGGTTCTGATGGAACTGGTGTAGACGCTTTAGACCTAATGGCTAGAATGGCTAGATTACTAGACGACCAAAACATACCTGAAGAAGGTAGATGGTTTGTTGCACCTCCTTCGTTCTACGAAGAGTTGTCACAGTCTGGTTCTAAACTTCTATCTGTTGACTTTAACGCAGGTCAAGGCTCAATCAGAAATGGTTTAGTATCAACTGGAAAACTACGTGGATTCGACATGTACAAATCCAATAACATTGCTGCTACAAGTAATGCTACTGGTAAAGTACTTGCAGGACACATGAGTTCTACAGCTACTGCACAAACTATTCTTTCAACTGAAGTGTTGAGAGACCCAACTTCGTTTGGTGACATAGTTCGTGGATTGCATGTATACGGAGCTAACGTACTTAGAAGCGAAGCTTTAGTATCTGCTTTTTACGTAGTAGACTAATAAAACCCGGAGGGGTCTTCGGACCTCTCCACCCTTTAAGGAGATATATTATGCCAATGGGAAAAGGAACATACGGGTCAAAAGTTGGAAGACCTAAGAAAAAAAGAGAAGACATGATGGGCGGCGGGATGATGTATGGGAGCAAGCCTCGTAAGAAAAAAGGAACTGGTGGTCGTATGATGTATAAAGATGGCGGCATGCCTAAACTAAAACCTAATTAAGCATGGCTAAAGGTGTAAAACATTATAAAAGAGATGGTACTGAGCACAAAGGCACTATGCATAAAATGCCTAATGGTCAGCTACACACAAACAAATCTCATACTAAAACAAGTGTAAGACTTTTTCATTTTAATGAGTTAAGTAAAACCGCAAAGAAAAAAGCTAAAGGTAAAAAATAATGGCAACAACATTCCTAACACTAACAAATGATGTTCTTAGAGAACTGAATGAAATTGAATTAACTTCGTCTACGTTTGCTAGTGCAACAGGAATACAAAACTTTGTTAAAAATTCTATAAATAAATCTATTAATGATATTGCTAACGAAGAACCACAACTTCCGTTCTTTGCAGTTGCAGCAAGCGGAGGAACAGACCCTTTTTATGGCAACGTAACTGTAGCAACTACAGCAGGGATTAGATGGTATTTATTAAAAGATGGAAGTAGCAGTATTACAACAGACTATGCCTCAATAGATTGGGATGACTTTTATATTACAACTATAAATGTAAGTGGAGAAACAGCTCCTTTTGTATCTAAAGGTTTAGACTATTTAACTTTATCAGATTGGACCAGTCGTTTAAGAGATTCTGAAAACGCAGATGATTCAGATTCACAAAGCTATGGAGAGCCTCAATATGTTATTCGTAGCCCGGACCACAGGAAATTTGGATTAAGTCCCATACCTGATAAAGTTTATAATGTTCATTTTTATGCATACAATGCTCCTACAGCATTATCTGCTTTTAGTGACGAAATAGTTTTTCCAGACCAATATTCAAATGTAATTACTGCTAGAAGTAGATATTATGTATGGCAATTTAAAGAAAGCCCACAACAAGCTGCATTTGCTTTAGAAGATTATAAAAAAGGATTAAAGCATATGAAATCAAATTTAATTAATCCTTCGCCCACTTATATTACAGACGATAGGAGATATTTTTAGTGGCACAGTCGCAACCTTATACAGTTGCATGTGATGGTGGTTTAGTTAAGTCTGCTAACTCAATAGACTTATTAAGAACTCCCGGTGTAGCTAGAGAGCTTAGAAACTTTGAAGTATCTACAGAAGGTGGGTATAGACGCATAAATGGTTATGCTAAGTTTGGTGGAAGTAGTGCAGTACAGCCAACAGGAGGCACAGCAACTATCCTTGGTGTATTCCCATATGCTGATGGAGTTATTGTAACAGCAGGTACAAATATTTATTTTAGTAATACAGGTACAAGTTGGTTACAAATAAATAGAAGCTCCGTAGATGCTAGCGGAGATAATCATACAGCTTTTACAGGACGTAGTGTATTAGCAAGAACTGGACAAGGGCAATGTCAATTTACATTGTTTGAAGGTGCTACGTTTGATTATGGCCAAGTCATTATTGCTGATGGCGCTAATAAACCTTACAGTTTTAGAATGGAAGGTACTGGTGCTTTAAACACCAGAACATTTTTTGCGGAAGAAATAACAGTTACCGGAACAAAACATGTAAAATATATTACAACTCACGATAAGCATTTAATTGCTGCAGGAGTTGAAGATAATTTAAATACAGTATTTTATAGTTCTACATTAGACCCTACAAGTTTTAGTGGAAGTGGTTCAGGCTCAATAGTATTAGAAGACCAAATAGAAGGCATCAAAGGTTTCCGTAATGAATTATTTATATTCTGTACAAACAGTATATTTAAACTTATAAATATAAAT